GTTGATGCGGTTGTGTACGGCCACCACGCGCGCATGCCAATCGAGGAGTTCATCGGCATCCATGGCGTTCATGTCCTGCGGTGTCCAGTGGCAGAGCACCGCGAGCTCGGCCATTACGTCATCGATGCATTCGGGGAAGGGGCGCCCGTGAAAAAAGCCAGTACCTCGACCATAAGCTTCGTGCTGTCGACGATATCCATGTCGGCGATGTCTACCTCGGTGAGTGCAGGCTCACTGATGCGAGTGAGCAGGATGGCGGTTTGCGCTTCATCGAGCTGGAGTAAATCCATGCGTTTTAATCCGCGCAGTTCGCCGGTTTTTGGCTTGCGTAGGGTAATGGCTTCGATGGGTTTTTCACCGCGTAAGATGGGGTAAGCTAGGGTTATGGTAATCGGTTTCATGGGGTACCTCACAGGCCTAAGGCATTGCGCTGTTCTGCTAGGCGATCGACCCCACCGACCAGCTCAACCATGTTCACGGGGTCTAGGATAATCAGCGGTATGTCGTTTTCGTAGTACTCAAATCGGCTTAAGGTTGCGCTGAGCTTCATGCTGGTTTTATCGCCTGTTTTAACGCTGCCCATGTCGATTTCTTTGAAGCGCCCGCGCATGACAATTTCAATGGCGGTGGTGCTGCAACTGGCATCATCGGTCACCGCTGCACCGCGAAAGCGCATTAGCACGCCATCGAAGCTACAAATGCCAAACTGGATCAGCAGCTCACGCGTGAACTCTGCTAGGGTGATTTCGGATTCTAGCTTTTCAAGCCCCATGTCGATATCCACGGGGCCAGACATACCGCCTGCGCGGTATTCTTCCATTTTTCGGGCAAGTTTTGGCAGTTGTACTTCTTCGGCACGCCCGGCATAGCCAAAGCCATCGATGAAGATATTGAAGTTTTTTATGGTTTTTGGCAGGGCCATGTTTGTTGCTCCTTACGCGACCAGTTGGCTTAGGTAGTTGGTGGTGATGCGCTGGTAGAACGCGAGGTTTTCAAGCGGCGGCACGGGGGTGTAGTCGTAATCGATATTGAGCTTGCCTGCGGCGAGGCTGAGTACATCGTTTTTTTCTGGATCAATCCACGCGGTGCCATCGACAATATAGCCTAGGGATTTTAGCTGGCGAAACTTGGTGTTTATGCCATCTAAGATGTCTTTAATCAAGGTTTTGCTCATGGGTTTATCGATGGCCCACAGGTGTGCCTCGGCAATGGTATCGGCTAAGATATCACCGGTGCGGGTGGCTGACTCGAACGCGAATAGCGGATCTACAGAGCAGGTGCGGCTGCCCCAAAAGCGAAAGCCGGATTCGCGAATTAGCGTGGTTACTTCTCTGCTGTTGAGGTAGCCTGCAACGGTGTTCTGGTCTTGCAGATCCCATGGTACGTCTTTGCTGAGCCCGGTGACGCCATTAACGGGGATGTTGGACAGGGTTTTGTGCCAGCCGATGTCGTTATCAATTTTTGCGCGCAGGCCAAGGGCGCGCGCTACGGCATGCAGTGTGGCAGTGGAGCCGGTGGCAGGATCAAAGCCGATAAAATCTGGCCAGATGACCATAGCGCGCTTGCTGCCAAAATTGTTGCGATAAAGCGTGGCCGCTTCTGCGGTGGCGGCGGTGTAGGCTGATAGGTAGGCAAAGCCGCGCAGGCTATCGGCAAGGCTGATGAGCTCGGCTGCAACCGCTGGGGTATCTAGCCCCGGTACGCCTAAGATGCGCGGCTTAACGCCGAGCGTAGTTTTTGCCGTGCGCAGCGCTTGCAGACCGGTGTGCTGGCCGCTGGCTGCATCGACACCGCCTATGAGGTTGGTGAGGGTGGCGGCTTGATCGGCGCCTTCATCTACCCGCACCACCACGACCAGTGCGCCAATTTGATCGAAGATGGCATCCATTGCGGCGGGCAAGGTGCCAAGGCCGGTGCCAACGGTATCGAGCTTGGCGGCTTTGCTTCGGCTACTGGCAATCAATACGGGGGTGTTGAGTGGGAAAACGAGGGGGTCGGCATTTTTGGCAGTGCCGACAATACCGATCACGGCACTTTCGACGGTACGAATGGGGCGGGCGCCTTCGGTGACTTCGATAACGCGTACACCGTGATGGTAATCAGCGGGCATGGGCTGCTTCCTCTTAAAGTAATGGGTGCAAGGAAAATTAATGGCCTTGGTACATTTAGCGTATTGATTTTGCTTGGTGCGGTCGTGCTGCTGGTGGGGTAATAGCGCGGTTTACCGCTGGATGCGGGTTGGTTAGTTGAATGAAAACCCGCACAGGGCGGGTCGAACGTGGTGCACGGTAATTAGGTGGTTAGCATTGGGCGATGCATTCAACAATCGCCGCCGGCGTAGCACACGCACCCAGCCCAAGCACGGCGCTTACATACTCGGCACACTGCCAGCCTGCGCCATTGGGTCTAATGCCAAAGCCTGCTCGTAGTGCGTCTATTAGGTTATACGGCTCACCCAATGCCAGCAGTGCCCGTGCTTGCATACGGCTATCCCATGATGCGTTGGCTGGGTACAAATCACACCCTAGCCTTCGGGACAAAGGTGATGCAACCACACCACGGCCTTCGCGGGCTTCAAGCACTAAAACACGTCCGCCAACTACCCATGCAATGCCTACATGAGAATAATCGCCGTGCGTCCATGCTTTAATAACCCGAGCGCCCCATGAGTTACCGCCAAAGGCCAGCACGTCACCCGATTTAATCGAATTACGATGGTTTGGGTAGGCTTGTGGCGTTAGCTTAACCATTAGGCAAGTAACGAGGTAAACGCTTTAATTTCAGCCACAACCGCATCCGCAGCAGCTTGTTTAAGGCTAATTGCAGCAGGAATATCCGCACCTAAAGGAATGGCAATAACAACAGTTTTGCACTTAACTAATGCCAATTCCGCCATGCCACCGAATACATTAAAGGCAGTTGATGCGGCAATAATCGCATCGGCATGTTGGGTGGGTGTAATACCGCGTGCCTCAGCCTCACCTTGCATGTATACATATACTGCCGTGTCTACGGGCATGGGATAACCTGCTGCTTTATAGGCTTTGGCCTCGAAAAGCTTTTGCTCATAACGAGCAGCACGGCTTACGTTGCGTGTATATGCGCCATCAGCAATTGCATTTACATCAGCACGAGCCAAACTGTAAATTTGCGTGTCAATAGCCGCCTTAATTACGTCAGTCGGCACACCCAAAGCAATGGCCTCATCAATTTCAAAGTTTTGATGTGACAGATTGTTAAATTCAAATGAAATATTCATCGATTAAGCTCCAAAGTAAACGTTAGAAATAATGTTGTACGGCACCCCGCCCGCATTGGTAGCCACCCCAGCAACAAAGTCTTTATGGCTCAAACCAGAAGGGTAAGCGACAGCTAACAGACTTAATGACATGGGTGCTTGAGCTAAAGAATTAACCAAATACCCATTACGGCTATAACCAATTCTTTCAATCACAGTATCAAATAAAGAACATGATAAAGGTTTAGCTGATGAGTAAGCGTGGATGATTAAATCGGTATCCCCTAAAGCTATTCGGCAACTTTTATATAAAAAAGCAGTATTTTCAGACCATTTTGAAAATAACCCACAATAATCAGAATTGCCCAACGCAGGGCTGGCTAAATTTGTAGTCTCAATAACACAATTATAAAATCCGACAATAGAACCATAGAACTTCATACTGGTTGTGTAATTTACATCTGCGGCTAGATTATCTTGTGTACGCCCAACCGTGCAGATATTTTTGATTTTCACTACAAGCCCTTGCGACCCATCTGATCTGGTGCTGCCATAAAATCCAATATTTTTATTAAAAATATCAAATGAATCGTCAATTAAATACGGGCTTGCTACAGCTTCCAATTTAATCTGACCAACGCCCCCTTCAGGGATTAAAGCGCAAGCTTTGCGAAGTGTTTTCACCCGCTCATTAGGATTTAATCCCGAATTTGCATCATCGCCCGTCTCGGCATTTACATAAATATCCTTTCTATTCTGAATGATGGTTTGCAGTGCGGCGTTAACCCGTGCATCAATACTGGCAATTTTGCCATTTACCGTGCCGGTTAAATTATTCGATGCGGTAACAAGTGCAGCAATTTCAGTTTCTAAGCTCATTTTCTAATCTCCGTTGATTAAATAATCGCGTCAAGTTGACGTTGTTGGGTATCTAGTAAGCTTTTGGCTATAGCTGCTAGGGTTTCATTATGCGTTTTGCGAACGGCTTGTAATTCGGCAAACGCATGGCTTCCTTCGTGGTATACAGGGAAAATTGGATACCGAATTTGGACTTCACCATTGACCCCTTCGATGCTCGGTAATGAGCGATAAATGCCACTGGCTCGCACGAGTTGCGGTGTCCCCGATGCGTCTGCAACCCATGCCGTGCCGCCCCCTGTATCCGCAGGGTCAACTACAACCGACCCACCTGTGTCACCGTAAAACTCATTCGGGACTTTGTAATTCCGGCTGTCTCTATTCCATCCGTTATATGGCGTGGCTTGCGTGCCATTCCCCGAATAGGTAGTTACTTCCGGGATATTTTTAGGATTCCATTGCTCAAGAGGTGTGCGCAAAACAAGTTCGAATGGGATAGCGTAACTGTGCCGATACTCAAGCCCATCCGATTCAATACTAAAGCATTCTTTGCGAGTGTTTGAAGCCACGAATAATGTAGGGTCATTAAATCCACGATGGAATACATCACGACCAGCCGCATCTCTTGCAATGCTTACCCAGCGGTTGTAATAGCCTGCATTAAGCAGGGTCACACCATCAGCTTTTCGACTTTCAAGTACCGTATTTAGGTCGGTATTGAATTTGTTTTTCTCTTCAATGTACGCACCACGGCCATCAAGCCCGGGAACCAAGCCCATAAGCCTATCCAAAAAACCCTCAGTATTTTGGGCTTCTGTAACCTTAAAACGTTCTGAATTTCTACCGAACCTTTGATTGATCGCTTGGTCGTCAATAGGTTGGATGTGTTGGCGCATATCGCCCAAGCTGGAAACATCAACACTCGCCATTCGGTAGCGCAGGCGAGCAAATACCGGCTTGCCATTTTTAATCCAACGCACGGCGGGCGCTTCTTCACTTACGTTCTCAAACGTGTCCTTTAATCCCGATGACGAAAACAATTGGTTTTTGCAAAACGCATCATCCACATTTTTAAAGTATTGCGTATGCCGGAAACTTGAGAACGTATCACTTGTGCTATCCCCATAAGGCTCAAACCAAAACTCAACGTAACTCATCGTCCAGCCAAAGCCTTCCGGCATAGCGCCCGCTAGATACTGATTAAACAAGCCTCGCATAGCAGCAACTTGTGCCGTTAAATCTACCGCGCTAGTTACAACGGTGGGAGGCTGTGGTGCATCAACTCGCTCAAGTGCCAAAAATGGTGAGCCGACAGGAGCAGGTGTGCCCAGTAAATAGTCGTTGTGGCGCGTGCGTAGGTAGTAACCATTCACGATATATGAGGCTTCGGCAGTGCCGGGCATCCCATCATAGTTTGGATGGTTATGGATAGCGGATGGCGCAAAACTCTCAGCGAATGGCCTGCTATATTGCTCGTCACCAAGGATGCCATAAGCACGACTAATGTAATAGCCCGTTTGCCCCATACCACGCACGATGTTGGCGTGGGATTCGGTTTGCCACGCGGCGATTTTGCCTAGCGTATTGCCTAGCGCCTCGGCATCGTCTGCTGTTTGTTGTGCTTCTTTCGTGTAGCCTTTGACAACATCAATTTTTTGATCGAGTTGCGCGGTTTTTTTACCAAATGCGTCAATTTGGTCATCACGCTTAAGTTCCCGCAGCATGCCGCTGAGTTCTGCGATGGCCAGCGCGGTGTATTCCCCTGCCATGAATAGCGATAACTGCGCGCCGGTGGATTGCACGGTGATGGAATCTGCCGGGATCGCGGAAAGCTCAAGGTCAAACGCGAGCAGCAGGTCGATATCAGCCGTTTTATAGGCCAGCACGCTGGTGGGGTGTGACCAGACGGCAAAGACGGTGCCATCGGCCAGCAGAAAGGCGACCTCACGAACCCAGAAATCGCCGGGGCCATCGGCCAGCGCGGTTAAGTGAATCTGCTGGTTCGAGACGCGGGTACCATCGGCAATTGGGTACCGCGCGCGCTCGGCATGCATGGCTGTTTGAGTTTGTATTGGGGTGTAGCCCACATCACCAATGGCGATGTGGGTGATTTGCGCGGCTACACCATCGTTGGTAGCGCGCCAAACAGCGGCGAGGCCGGACTCTGTAATAACCGGTTGTAACAGGGTGCTCATCTGGCCTCCATTGATAGGCGAAGTAGAGCCATCGGGTTAACGGCACTGGCCACGCGTAACCGACCGATGGCTGGGGTTGGCTGTACGGCGATGGGGTTGTTTGACCACCGGCCTACCGTTGCCGTGCGCGCGGCGCTGGCTGCACGCAGGGCGAAATTGAAGCGGGCACCGACGCGCAGTTCGTAGTGGCTGCGCACGGGCTTGTTGGCATCGATGAGTTTGTTTAGCTGACGGTATAACTGGGCGGATATGACCTGATCGCTTTGAGTCAGGTTGTCGCTTACGTAGATGTCGATGCCGAAGGTGTGGGGTGTGCCTTGATTTTGCCACCACTCGGTGATGCGCACGCTGGCATCCAGTGCAGACATGATGCGGTTAATGGCGCTCCGGGTGCCTTTGTGTTTATGCACACCGATGGAGGCGGCAATGGCGGCACGCTTGGTGCGCTCTGGCCATGCGCTATCCCATTCATCGACCGATAGCGCCCAGGCGAGCCAGGGCAATAGATCGATGGGGCAGGTTTGTGGGTTCCAGGTGTGGCGCGCAGTGGCTGGCATGGTAGCTAGGCGGGCTGTTGCCTGCTCGATGGCGCGCTCAGTGCGGGTTGCATTCGGCGGTAGCAGGCTTTTTGTATCAAACATCGCTGCCACCATCGATGATGGTCAAGCCGGTACAGTAGGCGGCTTGGCTATTGTTGCAGATGATGTCTTGCAATGGGCTGCTTAGAATAACGCGCTGCACGCCGGGCTGATGGAGCGCGGCATATAGGCTCGATAAGGTAATGTCGTGACCTAGGCGATGGTGTTCGGTTGACTGTGCTGTGGTGGCGGCTATAGCGGCGGCACGCACTACGCTGGCATCTGGATCTGGATAGGTTATGAGGGTTGCCTCAATGGCATAGGCAATAATTTGGGCTGACTCGACGGTGACATGATCCGTGAGCGGGCGCACATCGTCGTCGTTCAGTGCCGTGCGCACGGTTTGCAGTAACGCCGCTTTCGCGGTGCCATCACCATCGGTAGCAAGCACCGTCACGATCACTTCACCGGGGGCAGGCGATACCACGGTGGCATCTTTGACCTCGGGCGAGGCGCTTAAAGCATGGAAAATATAAGCGCCTCTTGGCCCTGCCGTGCTGAACCCTTCGATGGAGAGCTGAATGCGCTCGCGCAGCCGATCATCAGGTTCGAAAATTGGCGGTATGGGTGGGGTAGCGGTGGCATCGCCTGCATCAACCACATGCCGCGATACGCCGAATAGGGCGGCAAGGTGATCCAGATCGCTGCCGATGGCAAAGGCCAGCAGCACGGATTTGACGGCATCGTTTTCGCGCTGGCGTAAGATTAATTCACGATAGGCGCATACTTCAAGCACTTTGTTGATTGGATCGGACTCTAGCGCAAGAACGCCTTGCAGCTCTGGCGCGCGCAGGACAAGATCGGCACGCATGGCGCTCAAAATGGCATCAAAATTTAGCGGCTCAATCGCAGTTGGTGCGGGTAGGCGGGATAGGTCAATGACGGAGTAGTTGCTCATGCGGGCACTCCGATGGGTATATCGAGTTGCACCAATTGACCCGCGCGTACATAGGCCAGATCAAACGTGGCAATCGCATCGAGTGTTAAGGTGATGTGGCCTTGCTCGGTGATGCCATCGATTTGTACGCGGCGGGGTTTTATGCGTGGCTCAAAGCGCAATAGAGCTTCGATGGTGGCGGCGTATACGCGCAACAGGTTGGCTTTGTTGCCGGGATGATCGAGCAGGTTAAAAAGATCGCTGCCGTAATCGCGCCGCATAACGCGCGCGCCGATGGGGGTTGTGAGGATATCGGTAATGGATTGGCGCAGGTGCTCTAAGCCGGTTAGGGCTTGGCCGGTGGTCGCGCTCATGCCGATTAAGGCGCCGGTCATTGGGGTGCCCCGGTCGTGCCGCCAGAATCACCCGGGTGGGTATGGGTAATCAGGCTTATGCCGCCTGCAATCACATCGCCACCAAAGCTGGCTGCGCCACCGTTGCCGCTGATGCCAGATACATTCATGCCGTTGCCGACATTGAGCCGACCGGTGACGATGCAGGCTGGGGCATCTAAGGTGATTTTTGGTGCTTTAACGGTTAAGGCATCGCCGCTTTCGATGGTGATGGTGTTGGCATTGGTGAGGGTGATATCGCCTACGCAGTGCGCGCGCAGGTGATGACCGGCACGATCGTAGTGCAGGGTGGTGCCATCGCCAAATTTTATGCGGCGAATATCGGGCGTGTCCTCGGGCGCTGCGGCATTTGTTTGGTAGATGGCCGCAAGTACAAGGCCATTAGCTATATCGCCGGAGGGTGAGAGCACCAGCACTTGCTCGCCGATATCGGGTGCCCACCAGTCGATATCTTGCCCGGCGCGGGCGGTAAGCCACGGTAACCAGCCGGTGATGAGATCGCCACTCTGCACGCGCACGCGGGCACGCGGGTAATCAGCCGCGTGTACGGTGCCGACCCGGAGGATGTTTTCCAGACGGCGGGCGAGCTCAGTGAGGTGGTAGTCGTTCATGGGCATAGATTATTCGCGGCACACGATGGGCGGGGGTTTTTGGCTGGGTGAATTGGCGGTTTACTCGCGGACGCGAAGGATTCAATCAGAGGCTCCCTAGGTGTTGGCGCACTTGTTCGATTAGCCAGGCTTGATCGTCATCCGACCAGCCGAGCAGGCGGCGGGCGGGGTATTGGTAGAGTGGGCCATTTTTGGCAATCGGGGCAAGCTCGCCTTGTTGGTGGATGCGGGCAATGGCGGCAATGCGGCCATTAAAGCCGACGCTGAGGCCTTGGGCATTGGTGCGGGCAAGCAGGAAGCGTTGGGTGCGCAGGGCGCTGAACATTTTTCCGCTGCGCCGGATGCGCCCGGCTTTTTCTGCCAGTCGCTTTCTGGGTTGGCGGCGCTCATAGGCGCTGCCATCGGGATTTTGTTGGGCGGCAATGCGCTGGGCTTGGCGGGTGCGCAGGCCTCGGGCAAGGCTGCGGGTAAGTTGGCTGCGGGCTTGGCTTGTTAGGGCGGCGGTGAGTGGCTCTAGCCAGTGCTCGAGCGCGGTGTGCTCTGCCATGGTTAGCCGCCTTGAACCCATTGGGCAATGGGGGTGGTTGTGCTTTCAGGCAATAAGTAGAGCGACCAGTTTTTGGCGGTGAGTAGCTCGGGTTCTAGTTTTGGCAGGCCGCAGTGTTTGAGCTTTATGCCTTCGGCGGTGGTTTCAACTTTGATGATTTCGGTTAATTCTATGCTGATTGATAGGTCGGTGCTTGTTTGGTTTAGCAGGTCGGCCTGCCATTTTATGGCGTCTTCTTTGTGGTTTGGTAGGTTTTGTGCCAGCCATAGGAGCAGCCAATAGAAAAGTTGATCCGGGCTTGCGGATAAATTCTGGATGATGAGGTTGGCTTTATAGGCGAGTTCAAAATGTGGGTTGGTGCCTTCAGCCGCGCTGATGATGCGGCCATCATCGGCGAAGGTGAGTAGGTCATCGGGGTCGATTTTGATTTCACCAGGTAGGCTTAGGATGTGTCGGCGTAGGTCTTCGAGCAGTTTCATGGTTTGGGTTCTTGCGCTGCGGGTTTTTTGGCGTGTTCGCGCGCGATCCAGTCGGCACATTGGCCTTGGCAGTGGATGAGCCGGGCGGCGGTTTCGATGTAGGCTTGCAACAAGCCGCTTTTAGTGGCTTGGGTAATTGGCTGCGGCGTCTGGCAGGGCTGCATGAGGTGGGC